GGTAACATTACACAAATTATTCTGGATGATTTAGAACAACCAGAAAAAATTAAAAAAGCAATCAAAGAAGAATTCACTACCATATTGCGTTTGATGAACTTCAAAAACATGGCTCACGATATATTTCGTAGGTACTATGTTGATGGTCGTTTGTTCTACCATATCATTGTAGACAAAACTAATCCTACTCAAGGTATCAAAGAACTCAGATACGTTGACCCACGCAAATTACGTAAGATACGTGAGATTAAAAAACGCAAGGATCAAACTACTGGTGTAGATATCATGGATGTGGTCAATGAGTATTACATCTTTAACGATAAAGTAACTACTGGATCGTCTTCCAGTTTTGGACCTGTTGGTGTTCGCATTACCACAGACTCTATTCTTTCTATTGTCTCAGGACTCATGGATTCACGCCGTGCAGTTGTGTTGTCATATATTCACAAAGCAATCAAGCCACTTAATCAATTAAGGATGATTGAAGATGCGACAGTTATCTATCGTATCTCTCGTGCACCTGAAAGACGTATATTCTATATTGACGTTGGTAACTTGCCTAAACTAAAGGCTGAACAGTACCTCCGTGATATCATGGTTAAGTACAAGAACAAGTTGGTGTATGATGCCAACACAGGTGAAGTCAGAGATGACCGCAAGTTCTTATCAATGATGGAAGACTTCTGGTTACCACGTAGAGAAGGTGGTAAAGGTACAGAGATTACTACATTGCCTGGTGGCCAAAACTTAGGTGAGTTAGAAGACGTTAAGTACTTTGAAAAGAAACTATATAAGTCCTTGTGTGTACCAGTTTCACGTTTGAATCCAGAACAATCAGGTTTCTCACTAGGTAAAGTTAACGAAATCACTAGAGATGAATTAAAGTTTGCCAAGTTTGTAGATAGACTACGTAACAAGTTTGCGGAAATATTTGACCAGGCTTTACGTGTACAATGCGTATTGAAAGGTATTTGTACAGATGAAGAATGGAATGTATTCAAAGAATATATACAATATGATTTCGTTAAAGATAATAACTTTTCTGAATTAAAAGATGCAGAATTAGTTAGAGAAAGAATTTCTTTATTGTCAGAATTAGATGCTTATGTTGGTACATACTTCTCTCAAGCATGGGTACAAAGAAATGTACTACGTTTGAATGATGAACAGATTAAGTTGATGCAAGAAGAAATAGAAGAAGAAAAAGCGGCAGGTTTAGGTTTGCCAGTTGCAGTATCAAATCAAATTGCACAACAGCAGATGATGAGTGATATACCACAACAACCAAGTCATCCAGATGATTTAGAGGCACAAGAATCTAAACAAGAATCTAAATCTAAGAATGAAGAAAAAACATTTGATAGACTAAAACGAATTTTATAGGAGACCAAAATGTCAAAAGATTACTCAACAAGAAATATTATTGATTATGCATACGATGATGATGGTAAAGCATTGCGTGATGCTTTATATGCAGAAATACATGACCGTATTTCAGCTAAGTTTGAAGACAGAAAACAACAACTGGCTTCAACTCTAGTTGCACAAGAATCATATATGCCTGCTAAAGAAGGCAAAAAGAAAAAAGCCATGGCTGCCATGAAAGAACATTATGGTCCAGGTGACGTTGAAGTGTTCAAAAAAATGGGACTTATAGTTCATAAAACAAGTATGGCAAACGAAGAAACTGGTGAGATGGTTGAATTCGTAAAGATACACGAATATGACCGTGAGACTGGTGCAATTGGCCAAGAAATCAATGAAGAACAATTGGATGAAATTGATAGAACAGCACTTTATCATAAACTTCAAGCTCATATTGCCAGCAAAAACAAAGAATATAGTGCTGATAACGCAAGAGAATTTTCTGGTGGTAAACTTAGAGATCCAGCAGAGAAAAAAGCATCACTAGCTAAACACGTTGCTGGCATTAGAAAAGCTCAAGGCACTTTAGGTAAAGTAACAGCACAGCCATCTAAATTAGCATAAATGAAATCATTCGGTGATTTTAAGGCCAAGAAAGAGTTACCTCCCGTAGAAATACAGGAGGAATCTCTATTGGAGGCCGTTGATTATGAAGATACTAGAGGTGTCTTAGTAGAGGCATCTGAATCGGATCCGCCACCAGTATTAGTGTTACGTAGAAAATCTATTAGAAGATTATCTAATAAACAGAAAGTGGCATTATACTATGCGGATAAGATTAATAAATATGTAACAATACCATATGAAGGTAACATATTATCCGCTTCTATTAATGAAGGATTTGAAGAACCGTCATATAATATTATTGAAGAACTTAAAGACATTGTTGAAAATAACTGTAAGAAATCAATAATGTTAGAAGATGGTAACTGGAAAAATGTAAGTGTACATACTGCAAAATCTATATTAGAAGTTTGGACACATCATTTGAGCCAAGAGAATCAAGAACTCTTTGCTGAGATGGCCATCAAAAGTGTGGCAGATTTTAACAAGGTGGTTGATTTTGTTAATAAAAATATAAAGTAAAAAATGGCAAATAAATTTACATATCAAGTCTTAAGAGACACACAAACAGACTCTGTTATTAAAATAACTGGTGTGTTTGACGGTACTTCTGGTGCCGAGATGAATCTATCTCGTATACAAGCCAACACATTAAATAATGCATTGGCAACAAACAATTATTTGTTAGCTAATTCAACAAATGCATTTGCAAATACACCACTATCATATTACGACTTACAAATTACTGGTGTAAAATATTACGTAAACTTTCCAACAACCAACGTTGGTGGAGTAGAATTATTTTGGTCGGGTAATAATGCAACAGGTTCTTTTGCATCAGGTTATGCAAACTCAGCAACAATTTTCCATCTAAACTTGCAAGGTGAGTTTGGATTAGGCGAACAACTACCATCTATTCTAAACAATTCAGGTGATGGTATTCGTGCAAATACAGTAGGTAACGGCGATATTGGTATTCAAACAACTGGTGGTACAGCCAATTCAGCATACACGCTAATTATATCACTACGTAAGAATAACCAAATGTATCAACGTGGTCAATTTAACGATCCAGCAGCATTTAACTTTAAAGGTGCTGGTTATGGAGTTACACCTTAATGTCAAATTCATTTACATATCAAGTCTTAAGGGACACCACAGAAAAAGCATTTATCAAATTAACTGCCAACTTTGATGGTTCTGGTCAAGAAAACAATGCATACCGTATTCAAGCCAATACATTGTATGGTGCCTTAGATGCAAACAACCAGTTACTTTATACTTCTGCGAGTTTAAGTAATACTGCAAAACCTTATTACGGTTTGTCAATTGCTAGGATTGGTTACAATATTGCATCACAACAAAAAGGTTATGTTGAAATATATTGGACGAATGGTGCCAATACAGCACAAAGTACACCAATTTTTAATATGGATTTGTGTGGAAAATATAGTGAAGATGAAGGTCTTGTAACTATAACAAACAATGCAAATAACGCAACAGGTGATATTGGAGTCAGTACGTTTGGTTTAACAGCTAATTGTGCATATACATTATTTTTAGAATTACGTAAAGACAATGCATACTATCAACGTGGCCAGTTCAATGATCCAGCCGCATTTAACTATAAACCATATGGGGTAACTCCATGAAACTAATTAAAGAAGTAGTAGAAACCGTCCAATACATTACTGAAGAAAAGGACGGTAAAAAGTCTTTATTCATTGAAGGTCCGTTTCTAGTAGCAGAAAGAAAAAATAAGAATGGTCGTTTGTACGAATACAACACCATGAAGAAAGAAGTTGCAAGATATTCAGAAGAATACATCAATAAGAACCGTGCATTTGGTGAATTAGGACATCCAGATACACCATCTATCAATCTTGACCGTGTGTCTCACATGATTGTTGGTTTGAAAGAAGACGGCAATCAATGGGTTGGTAAAGCAAAAATACTTGAAACACCTATGGGTAACATCGCTAGAAATTTGATTGAGGGCGGTGGTCAACTTGGTGTATCATCAAGAGGTATGGGATCATTGAAAAATGTTAATGGAGTTAACATTGTTCAGGACGACTTTTATCTAGCCACAGCGGCAGATATTGTAGCAGACCCTTCTGCACCTGGTGCTTTTGTACAAGGTATTATGGAAGGAAAAGAGTGGATGTTAGTTAATGGAGTATGGACCGAAGCAGACCAAGAGCAATCTATTCGTCAAATTCGCCGTGCTTCATCTAAAGAAATTGAGGCTGTTAGCCTAAGTATCTTTGAAAACTTCATCAGAAAACTTTAAATTAATAAATATCCAAACATAGAATCAAGGAGATTTTCAAAATGGGAAAATTAACAGACGCCGCTAAACACTTGCTAGAAGGTTCAAAAGAAACCTTTGACGCTAATATTTCAGCAAAAAGAGGCCAACGTGGAGGCGATAAGCATCCAGACGGAGAAGTAGGCATGGATAAATTAGCCGCTTCAAAAGCATACGGTTCACACGATGCTGGTATTATTGGCGACAATCCACAAAAAGAACAAGATGGTCTACCAGATTATCTAAAAGGCACTCCAACTGCAACACCACCAGGTGCAACACCACCTGTAGGTTCAGAAAAGAGCCAATATCATCAAACAGTTGGAAACTCTATTCCATCAAATCAACCACAATCAACAATGGGTCGTAAAGATGTTATGCATCCAACTCAGTTGAATGGTAATCAATACGAAAGACTACGTGACCGTACACCAGAAGCGTTACCAAAGAATACATTTGGTATGAACAAAGGTGCTACATTCCAACACTTTGACGGTACACACACAGCTGGTAACCAATCTACTGGTTACAATGAAGCTTTAGATTTCTCTGATGACGTTAATGCTTTACTAGAAGGCGAAAACTTATCTGAAGAATTTAAAGTAAAAGCTACTACAATTTTTGAAGCTGCAGTTTCTTCACGTATTGAAGCAATTACAGAAGCTGTTGAAGAACAATTGACAGAACAATTTGAAGAAGCTATTGAACAAGTTAAGAATGAATTGGCAGAAAAGGTTGATGCTTATTTGAACTACATGGTAGAACAATGGATTGAAGAAAATCAAATCGCTGTTGATAACGGTTTGAAATCTGAAATCGTAGAAGATTTTATCGGTGGTTTACATAACCTATTCAAAGAACA